GTTCATTAGATATTTCAGGAAATGCAGATATTGATGGTACTTTAGAAGCAGATGCAATAACACTAAATGGCACTGCTTTGGGTTCATTATTTAGTCCATTAGCAGGTGGTGGTGATATTGTTACAACTGGAGCATTAAATAGTGGTTCTATTACAAGTGGCTTTGGCAATATTGATGTTGGTTCAAGTACGATTACAACTACTGGTGCTATTACTGGTGGCTCATTATCAATAGACAATATTACTATAGATAGCACTGAAATAGACTTATCTAGTGGAAGTTTTACAATAGATAGTGCAAGTGATATTACACTTGATGCTGATGGTGGTGCTGTAATGTTGAAAGATGGTGGCACTGAATTTGGTAGAGTATTTAATTCTGCTTCTGATTTAATTATAAAGTCAGCAATTCAAGATAAAGATATTAAATTTCAGGGCAATGATGGTGGTGCTGCTATAAATGCTTTAGTTCTAGATATGTCAGATGCTGGTAAAGCTACGTTTAATAGTGGTATTGTTTTTGGTGATGGTCACTCACTAGGTGACACTGCTACTGATAATTTAGAAATTAAGTCAAGCAGTGGTGAAAATATCCATTATGATTCTGGAAACGGAGGTCATATTTTTTTAAAAAATGGTACAGAACAATTTAGGATTGATGATAATAACAGGGTTGGTATTGGCACTAGTGGTCCATCAACTCTACTTCATTTAAGAGGAACAGATGGTGTATCAACATTAACAGTAGGTAACACAACAGAAAACACTGCATTAACAATAAGAACATCTCAAGATGATAGAGTTGTTTTAAGAGCAGAAGATGGTGGCACAAATAGAAATTTTGCTTTTGAAACTGGCACGACTGAACGTATGCGAATTTCAAGTGGTGGCAATTTTATGGTTGGAAGCACTAATACTACACCAGCACAATCCAACATAGCAGGTGCTTTTTCTGTTAGACCAACAGCACAACTTGAAATGAGTTCTAACAACACGCAATGTGCTTTTTTTAATAGAACAACCGATGGCACTCTTATTCAATTTCTGCATGAGGGTAGTTCAGAGGGGAATATAGGTATAAGTGGTTCTACTGTTTCATTTAATGGTGGTCATTTAGCTCGTTATTCAAGATTAACAAACGATAAAAAAGACATATCAATAGTAAAAGGCACAGTAATGACAAACATTGATGAAATGGTCGTGTGGTCGCACAAAGATACTTTATGGACTGAAGAAGATGAACCACCAAAAGGAGTTTCTGTAGGTGATGTAAAGAAACCTGCATACACAGAAGATAATGAACAGTTAAATAAGATGGCAGTATCTAGTGTTGAGGGTGATATTAATGTTGCAGGAGTTTTTGTGAGTTGGGATAATGATGATGATTTTAACGATATGGTCGTAGCAATGACAGGTGATATGGTCATAAGAATTGCTAAAGGAACAACAGTCGCAAGAGGTGATTTGCTTATGAGTGCAGGAAATGGCACTGCAAAACCTCAAGGTGATGATATTATAAGAAGTAAAACAATAGCAAAAGTAACATCAACAATTGTATCACACACATATGATGATGGCACATATCTAGTGCCTTGTGTATTAATGGCTTGTTAAGGAGTAATAAATGTTAGGTCATGCTGCTATCGCTGAAGCCGCTATCGCTGATGTAGGTGGTAACTTACTTGCAGCTAGTGCAGAGTTAAATGGTGTAGCATCTAAGACATCTGTAGGCGTTGGTATATTAGCTGGTGTAGCAGATTTAAGTGGAGATTTTACACAAACATCAACTGGGTTATTAATAGGAATTACATCTGCTGACATAAGTGCTGATTTCACACAGACAACTGCGGCTAATAGGTTAGATGTTTCTGAGATAAATATTATCGGTGACTTTACACAAACATCTTTAGGATCATTGATAGGTATAACATCAGCCACAGCAGATTTGAATTTTACAAAAACATCTTCTGGAGATATACTATTTATAGAGGTAAATGCAGGAGCAACAGAGGAAACTTTCACAGAAATAACTCCGAGTGGCACAGAAACATGGACAGAGATTACGCCTAGTGGCACAGAGACATATACAGAAATAGTGAGGTAAGCATGGCAAGTACATATACATCAAATCTAGGAGTAGAAAAAATAGGTGCTGGTGAACAAGCTGGTACTTGGGGTAATACTACAAACAACAACCTAGATATAATAGACAGAGCCATAAATGGTGTTGGAGCAATCACATTATCTGGTACAACACATACTTTGACAACTAGCGATGGTACATTGTCAGATGGCGGATTTAAGGTTCTTGTTTTTGGTGGATCTCCATCTGGTACAAATACAGTTACAATATCTCCTAACGATCAAGATAAATTTTATGTTGTTCAAAACAGCACTAGTCAAAGTATTACTTTTACTCAAGGATCTGGCGGTAATGTTGGTTTAGCAGCAGGGTCAAAAAAAATTATTTATGCAGATGGTGCAGGATCTGGTGCAGCGGTTGTTGATGTTACATCAGCCTTAGATATAGCAAGTCCTAGAATAGCTGGTACTGCTGTATCATCCACAGCAACAGAATTAAATATTGTAGATGGAGACACAAGTGCTGGAACAACAGCTGTTGCAGCAGGTGATGGCATTGTAACAAACGATGGTGGTACAATGAGACAGACCACTGCCGCTACATTTTCTACATACTTTAATCAAAATTTAGTAGAGGCAAAAAGTGCGTTATCTGTTTCAGGAACTGTAACTGTAACACCAAGTGGAGCCACATCAGTTTACCAACCTCTTACAGTCTCTAGTGGTAGCCAAACAGTGAGAGTGGCTGTAACAAATTTAGTTGCAGGGCAGTATGTCATTATTGATAAAACTACCACTACAAATAGCATGACAATAGATTGGACAAATAATGGTGCAGTTACATCATCAGGTATATCTTTGGGTAGCAGTGCAGAATTAGGAATAGGTATATTCAATGGCACTGGATTTTCATTTTCAGAAACAGTAAAATTTTAGGTGACTAATGTCTGTACCATTAATATCAAATGTTGGATTTACGGAAGTTAATTCATCTGGTGTTTTAAATGACAAAGCTGGAACAGCTAAAAGCAAATTACCTGTTCAAATATTTAAATTAACAGATAATGTTACTGGAAATTTACAAATGAACGCTGATTCTGCTCACAAAAAAATTATTTTAGATACAAATGGTAATAACATAACAAATTCATCAGGATCGCCTTTAACTAATAATTCAAGCACAACACTAGAACTTAAAGGTAGCGGTAATGTGCAATCTACACTAAAAACATTCACAACATCTGGTAGTAGCAATACTACAATAAGTGAAGCAGATAATTCTACTGTGTCTATAACAGATCAAGATTTTTATAGTGAAATATCACAATCAGGAGGATACCAACCTAGTTTTGGACCCGGCGCTCCTAATTCTAGTTCTATATTTGTTATAGCAGATAATCAAACTGGAGGTCCTAGCAGTTTTGGCAGTGCTTGGAGATTGAGAGTTCCTTCAGGTGTAACATGGAAAATAGGTTCTGAGGAGATAAGTGGAGGAACAACCTTAACCGCCGCACAAAATAATGCAGCCATAGGAGCTTCAAGTGGTTTTAATAAAATAACTTCATTTAGTGCTACTGTTAATAACAACCCAAATGAGGGTGATAACACTACATCTTTTCCTGCTAGTGGCTGGACATCTGGATTTAATGGTGATAGCAATATTTACACTATTAGATCTGCAAACTTGGGGTTAATTTCTGGAGTACAGTCAGACAATATTCTTGTTTACAATGTTACAAATGGTAGATGGGAAGGATATAGATCATCACGATCATATAACATAGATGACAATGGTTTTGTTATATTAGGTACTCCAAGTTATAGTTTAGGGTATCATAGTAATGGAAGAAGGGGTAACACACCTCCACCACAATTAATAACTCTTAATATAAATGTAGAACAGACAGGTAAAAGATTTACTTTTACAAATAATTTATCTATTGCATGTGTTTTGAGTGGTAATGATCCATATAATGGAGTTACAGTAAATGCTGGATCGACTGCTGTGTTAGACAGAAATTCTAGTGATACATCGTTCAGTATTACTGGAACAATATCAGGAAGTGACGGAAGTAGTAGACCTTTTGCTTTGAAAGATATAAATGATGGAAGCGGTAGTGTTGATGAAACTGCTTACACAGGAACAAAATCAGTGAGTGCTTTCTAATGCCATTAAATAAATTAACATTTAAATCAGGTATTGTTTCAGATATTACGCCCTATAGTAATGAAGGTGGTTTTGTTGATGGTGATAAAATAAGATTTAGATTAGGTTCTCCAGAAAAAATAGGTGGATGGGAAAAATTTAGCACAAACACATATGAAGGATCAGCTAGAAGACTTCATAACTGGGTAGCTTTAGATGGCTCTGATTTTTTGGGTATAGGAACTCACTTAAAATATTATATAGAAGAGGGACAGGTATTTAATGACATTACACCTATAAGACAAACAACAGGTGCAGGTGATGTAACATTTTCTGCGACAAACGGATCTACAACAATAACTGTTACAGATCCAGCACACGGAGCAAATGAAAAAGATTTTGTTACATTTTCTGGTGCGGTTAGTTTAGGTGGCACAATAACTGCCACAGTGCTTAATGCAGAGTTTCAAATAACATCATTGATAAGTTCTAATGCTTACACGATTACATCGAGTGTAGCGGCAAATTCATCCGACTCTGGCAATGGTGGTGGTAGTGTTGTGGGCGAATATCAAATAAATGTTGGATTAGACGTAACAGTAGGCGGAACTGGTTTTGGTGCTGGTCAGTGGAGTGGCACAACCTCTGGAGCTTTAGCAACGCAGTTAGCAGAGGCGCTAGACGCAAGTGAGACCGCAATAGATGTAGACAGTGCAACAGGTATTACGGCTGGTGATTTAATACTGATAGATGAAGAGCTTATTACAGTAGGCACAATAAGTTCTAATACTTTAGGAACTGGCGGTGGTCCATCAACAAGAGGTGCAAGTGGCACAGATGCTGCAACACATGCAGATAACACGCTTGTAAGATTGGCAACTGGAAATGCAGATTCAGCGAATGATTTTGTTGGGTGGGGTAATGCAGCTTCTGTTACAGTTCCGGGAGCGCAAATAAGATTATGGTCACACGATAATTTTGGAGAAGATTTAATAATCAATGCAAGAGATAGTGGATTATTTTATTGGGATAAAACAAACGGTTTATCAAACAGAGCAGTAGAGCTTTCTACTAGAGCAGGCACAAAAACTAGTGTGCCAACAATAGCAAAACAAATAATAGTATCTGACCAAGATAGACATGTTATTGTTTTTGGATGTGATGGTTTAGGTGCAAGCGCATCTGCAACACAGGGTGATGGTGTGCAAGATCCGTTATTGATACGTTTTTCATCACAAGAAAATCCATTAGATTTCTTTCCTACTACAACTAACACTGCAGGAGATCTTAGATTAGGTGGGGGATCTACATTTGTTCAAGCTGTAGAAACAAAAGAACAAATATTAGTTTATACAAATAAAACTTTACATGCCATGAGATTTATAGGACCACCTTTTACTTTTGGTATTAAAGAACTGTCAAAGAATATAACAATAATGAGTCCATTTTCTGCAATAGCTGTTGATGACAATGTTTATTGGATGGGCGTGGATACTTTTTATATGTACTCAGGGCAAACACAACAGTTGCCATGTAGCGTAAAAGACAAAGTATTTCTTGATTTAAATATTGAAGAAAGAAATAAAGTTCATGTAGGGGCTAATACAGAGTTTAGTGAAGTATGGTGGTTTTATCCTAGTGCAAGCAGCACAGAGATAGATAAGTATGTAATATATAATTATTTAGAAAATATATGGTATTTTGGATCTCTTGCAAGACAGGCATGGCTTGACAGAGGTATAAGATCATTACCAATAGCTACAGGTGGTCAGCATTTATTTAATCATGAAACTGGATTTGATGATGATGGAAGTGCTATGACATCATTTGTTGAATCTGCGCCTATGGCATTAGGTGGCGCTGATAGATTTTCATCCATAAGTAGAATAGTTCCAGATGTTAATTTTGCAGGTTCTACTTCAATAAATCCACAAGTTGATTTTACCATAAAAGCAAGAACACACTCAGGTTCTGGATTTACACAAACTGATGACAACAATACATCGCAAAGAACATCAACTAATCCTGTAGAGGTTTATACAGAAAAACTAGATGTAAGAGTTAGAGGCAGGACTTTTGCGTTGCGTGTTGAGGCTACTGAATTAGGAACAAAGTTTAAATTAGGATCACCTCAAGTAAATATTGTACAAGATGGAAGAAGATAATGTTAGTTACTAGTATACCTCAATATGTTCAAGGTCTACTTAATGTTAAAATAGATTTAACAACAACAGACAAAAAAACTATGTATACAGCGCCTTCTAATGCAGATTTTAATGCATCTTCTATACATTCTATATTAGTTATGAACAAATCTAGCAGTGCAAGTACTCTTACTATTACTATAACTGGAGATGGTGTAGATGGTGGAGCTGGAGCTGTAACTAATCATGAATTTTTTTATACTACAAATTCTAGTGTGGCTGCGTTTTCAACATTTGAGTTTTTGCCAGATACTGCTAAAGATCTTATTTTAAATGCTGGAGAAGTTGTTAAAGTTCAAGCAGGACATGCAGATAGAATACAGGTTATTTTAAGCATACAAGAGTATGCTGTAGTAAGAACACCACAGGTAGATTTGTAATGACAGCATTTATATTAGCATGTTATCTTAATGGAATGGCTGACAGAGATGGTATTTATTTTAGAAGTGCAGCGTCATGTATAGATTTTAGTCAAATGTTAAGTAATCAAACATATATGAAAGACAATGAGAAATACACATATGAATGTATATGCAAGTTAGTGCCATACGTTGATGAAGATAAAGTGAGGATATATTAATGTTACAAGCTCTTATAGGACCAGTTACAGGACTGTTAGATAAATTTATACCTGACGCAGATCAAAAGGCTAAGTTGGCACACGAGATAGCTACCATGTCTGAGAAACATGCTCAGGAGGTTTTACTTGCTCAGTTAGAAATAAACAAAGCAGAGGCAGCAAGTGGCTCTATATTTAAAGGCGGATGGCGCCCAGCCGTTGGGTGGGTCTGTGCGATTGCTTTTGCCTATCATTTTATCGTAAAAGATCTAATTATATTTGGTGCAAGTTTTGCTGGTGCAGAACTACCAGAGCTGCCGGATTTTGATATGGGTACACTTTTAACTGTTCTCGGTGGCATGCTAGGAATCGGAACGCTCAGAACATATGAAAAGCAGAAAGGTTTGACCAAATGAGTTTATACAAAAATATACATGAAAAAAGAAAAAGAATTAAAGCTGGTAGTGGAGAGAAGATGAGAAAGAGAGGCGCTAAAGGCGCACCTACATCCAAAAACTTTGCACAAGCCAAAAAAACACAAAGAAAGAAATAAAATGGTAGCTAAACTTCACACAATTAGGAGAAAATTAGCAAAAAAACAAAAGCTAGGGTTTAGTGAAAGAGCAAGAGCAGTAAATAAAGGGTTATTACCTAGTAAGGCTAAGAAAGATGGCAAAAAAAAGAGATCCTAAAATTGGAACAGGAAAAAAACCAAAAGGTTCTGGCAGACGCTTATACACAGATGAGAATCCAAAAGACACAGTTGGCATCAAGTTTGCCACAGAAGCAGACGCAAGAGCTACGGTTGCAAAAGTTAAGAGAGTCAGTAAACCTTTTGCGAGAAAGATACAGATCCTTACAGTTGGTGAGCAGAGAGCAAAGGTAATGGGTAAGAATAAAGTTGCCAGTATATTTAAAAGAGGCAAAGAAAGTATAAGAAAGGCACATAAAAAATGATGTGGTTTTGGTTA